TTGGGTATCCGTCGATGGTGCGCAAAATCTAACATTATATTACGACCAAGAACTAGCAAACAAAGCGTCCGATAGAACACCCGGAACACAGTTTGATGATAGTTGGTACGGATTATTAAGACATTTGAAAAAGTGGGCCCATGCTCGTCAATTGAGCTTTAAATTAGAACCCAAAGAAAAAATTGATAGTGACATGTCACAAAGGACTTATATGAAGAAGAAAGAACAAATCGCAGAAGGATACTATCCAATGGGTAAGACAGCAAGTTACAGCGATGCAGTACCGACTGTAAAGATTATCCTACAACATTCTCGCCAAATTCAAGAAGGTGAGCAGAGATATCGTAATGTTTCTAAGATTTTCTTAGAAAATGCAGAAGGTGAAAGATTTCTTTCTCCTACAAACAAACCCGGTCTTGCGCAAGTATATGCTCGCCATTTAGCAGAAGGTGGAATCCCTAACGATGATCGCTGGAATCACTTAAAGACTATCTGTGAAGAATACTCAAAGATGGCAGGATTCGTTCGTGCCGTTCGTGGCAATCAATTCAATGAGTCAGCACAACGACTAGTTAACGAAGGATTGAATCACTATCAAACATTGCGTGAATCACTAAGCAAGTTGCGCGGCAGTCGTGGTTATAACACATACTTTGAATCATGGACTCCTTCATTGATGGAGAACGAGGGTGATGAGCAAAATAATCTAAATGAATTGTTTGTACAAGAAACATTGGATCCTCGTATCGAATCAGTAATGCCAATTCTTAATAAACTAAGCAAGAACTTAGGTGAGATGAAAGAAGTCAGTGAACTAGCTGAATGGGCAGATAGTTTAGTAGAAGCTCCTGGTGCAGAAACATTGGCTCACAATCAAGCAACAGAAAAGTCTAGACTAGATGCATTTGATTTAGATGAAACTGATGGCGGACAACAAGCATTGAATCCAGTTGGAATCCCTGAAGAAGATGAATTAGATGAAGCAATGGATCCAGAGAAACGAGCAAGACTTGACGATCTTATCGGCATGTATAGAGACAGTACAGATCCGTCAGATTACTATGATTCCGAGTATGAAGATCCAGAAGAAGTTTTAAACATGATTAGATCAGAGTTTGGTGACCGTGTTGCTTCTACAATTGAAGCTGGCACTGACAAGATGCACTTCCCTAGAAAAGATCACGATCAAGGCTATGATCCGATGAGTTGGAAAAAGCCAATAGATAGACAGACTAAAGCTGGTAAAATGTACAAGCAAGACAGTGACTATAGGAAGAACACTATCAAGGCAAGATTCAACAATCGCGGAAGTAGTGCCATTGAAGGTGTAGAAGAAGGAATGTTAGATGGATCAGATGAAATCGATAGTCCAGTCGCTAGTGCTATTCTAAGAAGAATCTTAATGCAACGAACAGATTTGCTAGCAAAGCACGGACCAGAAAAGGTTTCTAATGCAATCGGTGATGTTGCTGAGTTTGTTGGTGATGTTGACGAAATTGGTTCAAGTGATGTTAGTGGTTGGATTAAACAAATTGAACAATCACTAAGTGGAGTTGACGAAGGTATCTTGGACACAGTCAAGAAAGTCGGCGGCAAAGTGTTAGATAAATTAGGTCACGGAAGTGACGAAGATTTACTAAAAGACTTGCAAAAGAAAGCAGGAGTTCGTGGGCCAAATCACGGTAAGCCAAGCATGGCCCAATCTGATGTTGAGAAGCGTACTGATGAAGTTGATATGGGTCAAGCCGACAGTTCATTAAGAAATGAACCAAAACAAGATAATGGTAAAATGGATCACTTCACTGCATTAGGAAAAGCATCAAAGAAAATGGGACACGACCATTATATGGATGTACCCGATGACAAACTTGAAGCACTTAAAGCAATGGTTAAGAGATTCAGAGCCGGTGAAGAAGTTGAAGAAAGCGCACTACAAGCATACTTAGGTGATAAGAAGTACGGTAAAGATGGTATGGATGCACTACGCAAAGCTGGACAAGAAGATGCTAGCGAAAAGACAATGCAAAACATCCGTGCTAAGTATAGCAGTAAAGAAGAACCTATATCTGAAGAAGGTGTGGCGGAAGCAGCAACACCAGCCGGTGCCAGTAAAGTATTGAGACTAATACAACGACATAAACCAGAATGGTTTGACAATTATGGCATGGGCGAAGTTGAAGACGTTGTGGTTGATATGGCAGAAATGGGTCAGTTTCGAGGCACGGGAGATGCGGTCGCCTTGGCTCTAGTAGGAGAAGAACTAGAGTCTTTGTATGGTCAGCAAGGTATGGCGGAAGGTGAGTTCGCAGGTGATTTTGCAACAGGTGAAGCTGGTCAGTGGCGTAACAAAGGTCCTAAAGCAAACAAACCAGCAACAGTGGGTGACTTAGTTGGTGAAGGAAAAGAAGATTTGGCTGCAATGATGAGAATCGTTAACAGATAAAAGGGTAAATAAACCTCACTTAAAAGGTGAGGTTTACCACATCCGGCATAAATACTATTGACATACTTGTAAGCGTTTGCTATACTTACATCTATGTTAGACACTAATAGGTAGTGTCGAATATTAAACGAGACCATCTCAATTTTATAAGGAAATATATCATGGCATCATTAGCAGAAATCCGCGCTCGTATCGCAGCGCAAGAAAACAAGCAACAAAAGGGAGCATCAGGCTCTCAATCTGATAACTCAATCTATCCCCACTGGAATATGGATGAAGGCACGAATGCTACAATTCGTTTCTTGCCAGACGCAAATTCTAGTAACACTTTCTTCTGGGTAGAACGTCAAATCATCAAGCTTCCATTTAATGGTGTCAAGGGTGATCCTAACGTAAAACAAATTCAAGTTCAAGTACCATGCGTAGAAATGTACGGCGATAGCTGTCCTATTCTTGCAGAAGTTCGTCCTTGGTACAAAGACGAAACTCTTAAAGAAATGGCAAACAAGTACTGGAAGAAGCGTAGTTATCTATTCCAAGGTTTTGTTCGTCAAAACCCAATTGGTGATGACAAGACTCCTGCGAACCCGATTCGTAGATTCATCATCAGTCCGCAAATCTTTGCAATCATCAAGTCTAGCTTGATGGATCCTGAAATGGAAGAATTGCCAACAGACTTTTTGCGTGGTCTTGACTTTAACGTTAAGAAAAGTAGCAAAGGTGGTTACGCAGATTACTCAACTAGTAACTGGGCACGTAAAGAAAGCCCGTTAACTGAAGCAGAACAATCGGCTATTGAAGCACATGGATTGTTCAATCTTACTGATTTCTTGCCTAAGAAGCCAGGTGAAGCTGAGTTGCGTATTATCAAAGAAATGTTCGAGGCAAGTGTCGACGGCCAACCATATGACAACGAACGTTGGGGTGCTTACTATCGTCCATATGGTCTTGAGGCTCCTGCAGGAACTACGGCTGAACCCTCTGCGTCTGCTGGAACCAGCGCACCCGTAGCAACTCCCGTAGCAGAAACTTCTACTCCACCTTGGGATGATGACAACACATCAGCTACACAACCTGTACAAGTTCCAAAGACTGCACCAGCATCAAGTGACAAAGCACAAGACATCCTAGCGATGATTCGTGCAAGACAAAAATCTTAATGGAATCAGGGGAGCATTCGCTCCCCTTCCAAAGGAGAATTAAATGACACTACCAGACGAAAGATACCGTGCCCTCAAGCAAGGTAAAAAGCTATTGGAAGAACTATGTGACCCAGGCCGTACACCAAGAGTTCCTTCATTAGTTAGAGATAGGGCAAGGGGCGTCCTTAGACATTATCCTAGTGATTATGAATTAGAAAGAATTGCGGACAATTGTCCAGAGTTCCTTGACAAAATCTCATTTGCTGATAGAATGTATATGAACGCCTCACAAAAAGTAACAGGAGAATAATATGACAAAAAAATTAACTAAACTAGCAAAGGTAAATGAATCAATCACTATCAATCGTTATGACAACGGTTGGATGCTAGAAGCAAGTGGTCGTGACAATGAAAATGATTGGAAGACTAGCAAAGTAATGTGCAACACCGAAGAAGAATTGCTTGCAATTGTTAAAGAGTGGAACGCTATGGAGTTGGATAATTAAAATGGGAAAACCTTTTGACATTAGTAAGTTCCGCAAGGACATTACAAAAAGTATTGAAGGTCTATCAATTGGATTTAACGATCCTACTGATTGGATCTCAACTGGTAACTATGCTCTCAATTATCTCATTAGTGGCGATTTTAATAAAGGCGTACCTCTTGGTAAAGTTACTGTCTTTGCCGGAGAGTCAGGATCAGGCAAATCATTCATCTGCTCAGGAAACTTAGTACGTCATGCACAACAACAAGGCATCTATGTAGTCTTGATTGACTCAGAAAACGCATTGGACGAAGCATGGCTTCATGCTTTAGGCGTGTCAACCGCAGAAGACAAACTGTTGAAGTTAAACATGGCTATGATTGATGACGTTGCTAAAACAATTAGCGAATTCGTAAAAGGTTACAAAGCACTGGCAGAAGAAGATCGTCCTAAGGTTTTGTTTGTAGTTGACTCACTAGGTATGTTGTTAACACCCACTGACGTTAATCAGTTTGAAGCAGGTGATATGAAGGGTGACATGGGTCGTAAGCCTAAAGCACTTGCCGCACTTGTTCGTAACTGTGTTAACATGTTTGGTAGTTTAGGCATCGGTATGGTTGCAACTAATCATACATACGCAAGTCAAGACATGTTCGATCCTGATGATAAAGTATCAGGTGGTCAAGGTTTCGTTTACGCATCTAGTATTTTAGTTGCTATGAAGAAATTGAAACTGAAAGAAGACGAAGATGGTAACAAGATTAGTGATGTACGTGGTATTCGTGCCGCATGTAAAATCATGAAAACTCGTTATGCTAAACCTTTCGAATCAGTGCAAGTTAAGATTCCATACGAAACAGGTATGAGTCCATACTCAGGTATGCTTGATATGATTGAAAAAGCAGAAATGGTTAAGAAAGAAGGCAACAGCCTAGTCTATACCACACTTGATGGTGAAATCATTAAGAAGTTTCGTAAAGCATGGGAAGCAAATACTGACGGATGCTTGGACAAAGTTATGGCCGAGTATGCTGAAAAAACTAAATCAACGATAAGTACTGTATCTAACATAGGAGAGGAAGATACAGAATGAGTTTAGATTTCGTAGCAGAAGTATGGGATGCCCTAAGAAGTCACATAGACTTTAATGAAAGAAAAGATGCTGCCGATACCCTTGTCAATCTTTTGATTGACAGTGGGCATGATGCAGATGACATAAAAGAATCTTTCAGAGGCGATAAAGATATCGGTGGTGCATTAAAGTTTTACAGAGAACAGCATGAAACTGAAGAGGAATACGAAGAATACGATGACGAAGAAGACGATGATTGGTAATTAATGAACTGGTACACTAAAATATCGCAGGATCTATCTGAGATACCCGATTTTATTACGCACTATGAATCGGAACTAGTTGATGCTAAGAAAGAGGTAAAAATCTATGGCAATGTTGAAAAGAACATTGCCAATTTACCCGGTGTCACCGAACATAGATTTAATCAACTACAAGAGATAGAAGCGGTACTAAACTATCTCAACATTAGACTTAGACAGATTCGCCGAAAACATTTTCAAAAATACTTAGAAGCGTATAATAGAGCATTAACTAGCCGCGATGCTGAAAAATATGTTGACGGTGAATCAGAAGTCATAGACTTTGAAATTTTAATCAACGAAGTTGCACTATTGCGAAATCGTTGGTTGGGTATTCTTAAAGGTTTAGAAGCCAAGCAATGGCAGATGGGACATATTGTTCGTTTGCGCACTGCAGGCATGGAAGATATAACAGTAGGATAATAAATGTCAAAAGTATTTTCAAATCAAGCATTATCAATCGGAGCACAAGGTGCACAAGGTCAAGTATTCTCATTAGGTAATCTAAGTACTATTACTACCGGTATCAACGGATTTTTTAATGCTGATGAGTATAGCATGATCACAAATTCCACTAATATCAAGAAGTACGAAATTATTGAAACCACCGAAGACTTGTTGGCATTAAGTTGCACTTGGTATAGAATCAGACAATCTAAACATACACTTCAACCGCATGTTTCTAGTCTACTATCAGAAAATTTATTTAGACACGTGACACCGGAAGATCGTACTAAGGCAGAAGAAGTACGTGATTACTATAGTAAGAAGTTTATGGTCATGGCATTGAAAGATCAACGTCTAACTCAGTTTCGTCAAGACTTGAAAGACTATCTAGTAGGTGATTCAAAGAAATTCACTGAGAAGACTGTGCCAATGGTTTATCGATTGCCTGAGTTTCATGCACATGATGTTGAGTTTGACATTATCAAGCGTGACTTTGAGAAAGATATTCCTGAGTTCAACACATTAACTCGTAGAACAATTAACAAGTCTGTACGACTTACCCCAGTCAAAGGATTCAAAAAGAATAGTAAGACCCGAGGTAAGTTTACTGAGTACTGGTTGAAAGATTCTAAGAATCGTGCTTATCGTTTTAGCATAACTAGTGCCAATCCATTGATTGGCTTATGGGATATGCAATTCAACAATGGCGACATGGTTCTTAACTTGAACACACAAGCCGCACGCCGAGATGAACTAGAATACTTCAATATTGGGTCAATCTTGGAAGGTTGACAATAAATGGGTTTGGGCATATAATACATGTATAGATTGATTAAAGGAGTCTGACATGGTTATGAAGCGTTTCAAGCAAACCCAAAAGTTTCGTGTTATCGTTGGTCAAGCATGTTTCTATGCTACCGTAAAACAGATTCGCAACGGTGTCGGTGACTTTGCCAAGTGCAATGCAGCCACTCAAAAGGCTCTGGATGCACTAGAATTCACCCGTTCAGGTACTGGTATCGCTGACCAGTGTGCTACTGGCCTCGCTGGTACTTGGGAAGGTCTGCAAGTCCAACTGACACTGGCTTGAAAATTTGACAATAAATGGTTTTGGGTATATAATAGAGTCTTATTCAGTTGAAAGGGTCTTTATGTCTTACATCGTTTTCAAGCACAATAAGGAATTCGGTCCTCGCAAAGGTCTTGAAGGTCCGTTTCACTATCCCAACGGTTCTGTTCTGTACTACGATCCTAAAGAAGGCGAGTACTACGATCCTCTTACCGACTTCTATGTCCCGCGTGACGAAGTTGCGGAACTGCAAAATCTAATTTTTGATGTACTGAAAAAGTAACACTTTTGTATTACATGCCTAAATTTGACAATAAATGGGCATTGTGATACAATACTTGTATTGACACTGAAACACAAAGGAAATTTTACATGTCTAGCATTCGCATTCTCTCTGGTTCATATCGTAATCAAGCCGTTAAAGGTGAGGTCTTTACACTCGTTAAAGGTTTTCAGTCAGGCAAAAAAGGCAATTATGTGACAGTCAAAAATGACGGTCAATTCAATATTGACATTGATGTTGTCAAGGTCAAAATTGATTCTATGTCTGATATTCAATTTCTGAATGGCAAGCCTGAAATGGCAACTGATGTTGTTGTAGTTGACGCTCCTAAAGAAACTGATGAACAAGCAATGGATCGTATTGCTACTCGTTTCGGTGTGCTTGATGAAATGTCTAAGGCATGTATCAAAGGTGACATTCGTGCTATGATTGTGACAGGTCCTGCAGGTATCGGTAAGTCACACGGTGTTTCACTGCAAATGGAAAAGGCATCGTTGTTTGACAATGTTGCAGGCAAGAAGCCTCGCTTTGAAATTGTCAAAGGTGCTATGTCAGGTATCGGCTTGTTCGCTAAGTTGTACAAATTCAGTGATGCTAAAAACGTTCTCGTTTTTGATGACTGCGATATCTGGGAAGATCAAGACGCCATCAACGTGCTGAAAGGTGCATTGGATTCAGGCAAGACTCGCCGTATCTCTTGGAACAAAGATTCACGTATCTTGCGTGAAGAAGGTATCCCTAACAGTTTCAACTTCAACGGTTCTATCATCTTCATTACAAACAAATCGTTTGATAACAAGAAGGCTTCTAAGATGCAACCTCACTTGGATGCGTTGCAGTCTCGTTGTCACTTTCTGGACCTGACTGTTGATACTGAGCGTGACAAAATGTTGCGTATCAAGCAAGTTCACCGCGATGCTGATGGTGGCTTGTTTGCTGAATATGATTTTACTCAGGAACAAACTGATGAAATCATGGCATTCATTGACACTAATTGCAACAAATTGCGTGAAGTGTCCTTGCGTATGTGTCTCAAGATTGCAGACTTGGTTAAGATTTCCGCTAACTGGCGTGAACTGGCTAAGGCAACTTGCATGAAAGGTTAACCCCTGCAGTGTGCGTAGAGGCAATGTCAATAAGTCCTCTTCGATAAGGAAGATATGACAAACCCAACAGACTTGATTGACCGTGAACTTAATATTGATGACTTTGTTGTGTTTCACAACAACATCTACCGAGTTAAATCATTTGGTAAAGTGCATCCAAGTAGCGGTAAAGGTACTGTAAAAATCATGTTGGTAAATCCTAGTCCAACAACTCGCCCTGTCATGAAATACAGCGGTGACTTGTGTAAACTAGACAACGGTGAAGTGTTATTCTGGATGTTAAGGAAAGATTACAAATGAACGAACGAATTTTTGAACTTGCAAAACAAGCTGACCTTATTCAATGGGACACGCTTCCTTCAGGTGCTAGAACACCCGATTATGAAAGTGTTGTCAAGGCAAAAAAGTTCGCCGAGTTGATTGTAGTGGAATGTTTGAAAATTGCTAAAAACAGAGAAGACGAGTTTGAAAGTGCCGGCCTCCTCGATGAATCAAATGCAGTAGCATATCGAATTTCACGACAATTTGGAGTTAAACGATGACACGAGAACAAATGATGGAAATTTTCGAGAAGTCTTGCGCCACTTGGGGTTTTGATTTTTCCAAAGACGATGGTGGTCCTAATGGACTGATCTATGCAAGTTACGAGACTGGCATTATGTTTGGTATGTTTGACCAAGGTTTTGACACAGCAAAAGAACATTTCGGAGTTAAAGAATGAAAACAGTATATTTGGTTTGTAGCACAGTTGATCTTGGTTACCATGCTGAGTATGGTTACACCTCAATTGAAAAGGCAGAAGCTAAAATGGCTGAATTAATTGCCATGGCTAAAGAACGATACATCAAGATGGCCATGACGCCAACACCTTATAATCTATTTCCTGTTTACGAAAAGGTTGTCCAAGACGCCGATCGTTATCATGAGAAATATGAAATTGCCTCTGTGGAGATTGAAGAATGAGTATTATCCAAGCATACAAGTCTGACGCAGACGGTAAAATCTTTGAAGACAAAGGTAAGTACCAAGCTCACCTGCGCAAACTGGCAAGTGCCCGTCGTGCTGAAAAGAAGGTTGAGCAAATGGAAGCCGAGCGTGAACAGTTCCTTGACAAGATGGGACAAGTCAAAAGCCTCGATGAACTGAATCAGTTTATTAAAGACAACTGGAATTGGTTCTGGGCTAACGGAGCACAGCACGACTTTTACAGATGGAGTAGCAATAAAGGCAAGGAAGCAAACTTTCATGAATTTCACTCCGTGTTCATTCATGAATTGTTCTGGCAAGAAAACCTGAGCAACAGCCACTCTAAACCTCGTAAAGGTGTTGAAAACTTTGATACTCGGGCTGACTACAATAAGGGTAAGCCCACAGGCTATCCTGGATGGCGTGGTCGCATCAACATTCATGTCAAGCCACCAATGAGTAAGCATAAGAAAGATCCTTACATGCATGATGGTTGGGGTAGTAGTTACTTTGAGAACACTACTATCAACACTGGCTCTGGCGGCGGGGGAGGACATCGTGTCGCCGCCGGTGTTAAGTATGTCAGTTATGCTTACGATGTTAATCTTTGGGCGGCAGACTTCCCGGTGATGTACGAAGCAGTTCGTAAGGATCAGTGGATTCAAAATAAGAACAATGAGCGTATGCATGTTTGGCGTCAACTCGGTGGCAAAGGTCTGACACCCGGAGTCACTGAACAAGACATGCCAAGTGATTGGGCTCCTTCTGATCCGCTCAAAGGAGATTATAGTCGAACTGCTTGGTAAGCAATGGTAGCATTTTAGGGGACTTCGGTCCCCTTTTTTTGCCTTTATGTTTGAATAAGTTGTGCAGATTAATTATAATGATATGATGATACCTGTAACAACAAAAGAACATTTAATATATTTTATGCAGTGCGGAGTAATGAGGTTAGGTAAGTACGACCTCAGGTTTGTACAAAACCTTCAACTATTAACCGTACAAAATAAAACTATTACTACCAATCAAGTTGCTTTGGTAGATAAGCTAGTAGACAAATATAAAAGACAGTTGCATAAGCAAGGTATAACAAGTGACCAATTAGCAAGTCTTAAATGGGAATCTACAATCGTAAACAGCGACCCGCAATTCACTGAGGCGTATGTGACTATCATTAACGATACCATCACATTCAAAAGCCCATTCAATAAGAAATTCATAGACAACTTTAGAAAAGTAGAGCACAATACATTTGCTTGGATAAAGGATAATAAAATATATAAGTCACCGTATAGTACTGAGGCATTAAAGACATTACTAACAGTAGCAAATGCACACTACCCTGTTGTCAATTATTGCCCGGTGGTTTCTAATTTGTTAAATAGTGTAGATAAGTACAGTGCAAAATATTGGAACCCTACATTAGTAAAATGCAATGACATTTACTTGATCACAGGGATAAATGAAAGATTAGATGACGCAATTAAAGACATACCGTTATCAAACGATCCATGTTCTTTGTCTATACTAGCATCATATGGTGTAGCTATTGACGAGGGCATTACACATGATGACCCGTTGCTAGAGTTTGCATCATCATTCATATCCGAAGTGGATTACAAAGATGTTGACAATATAGTACAATACTTGTTAGCAATCAAATGCGATTCAGTGACCATTGTAGGTCAAGCGGGTATGACATTACACTATAGAAAAATATTGGCTGAGAAAATAAAAAACTCGGGCATACATCTGGATGATGACAAAAACGGTATGGTATTAGAAGCCCGTTTAGAAGGTAGAAAGGTTCCTGTTGTGATTTCACTGTCATCAAATCTAAACTGGCCAGCCCCTAATTTTAAGAAAATCGTAAGGATGAGAAATTCTTTACCAGTGGTAATCAAATGAAACAATGTAAATTAATAATTAAAGATGAAGTAAACGCTAAGATTGAAGGATTAGAATTAGGTGATCGCAAGACACTAATGAAGATGTTTGAATTTGAAGTACCAGGTGCAAGGTATTTGCCAAGTGTCCGATTAGGTAGATGGAACGGTAAGACTAGCTATTTTAGTTTAGGTGGCAGTACATACATTAATCTGTTACCAGAGATACTACCTTTGTTAGATCAAGCTGGGTATGACATTGAGTTAACTGACACTAGAGATTACAAGACTACTTTTGAATTTACAAAAGTCACAGAAGACACCTTCAAACACAAAGTGTGGCCTGCAAAGCATCCAATGGCAGGACAGCCTATTGTACTGCGTGACTATCAAATCGAAATCATTAACAATTATCTAACAAGCCTACAGAGTTTACAAGAGATTGCTACAGGTGCAGGCAAGACATTAATCACTGCGGCACTAAGTTCAAGTATCGAACCATATGGTCGTTCAATCGTCATTGTGCCTAACACTAGTCTTGTTACTCAAACAGAAGCTGATTATATCAACTTAGGTCTTGATGTGGGTGTGTACTATGGTGGCAGAAAAGAATACGACAAGACACATACTATCTGTACATGGCAAAGTCTTGGCAACATGCTAAAGAAAACGAAAGCTGATGAAGCGGAAGTACCTTTTGAAGATTTTATCGAAGGCGTGGTTTGTGTTATCGTTGACGAAGTTCACCAAGCTAAAGCTGATGTGTTGAAGTCATTGCTTACTGGTGTTATGAGTCAGATACCAATTAGATGGGGACTAACAGGAACTATTCCTAAGGCTAAGGCTGAAGCAATGTCATTGACTGTTAGCTTAGGTCCTGTCATTGGTAGCCTATCAGCAAGTACACTACAAGAGATGGGTGTGTTAAGTAACTGCCATGTCAACATTGTACAACTTCAAGACAGTGTAGAGTTTACTAATTATCAAAGTGAACTTAAATTCTTAACCAGTGACGACAAGCGAATGAGTAAGATTGCTGAGTTAGCAAGTACAGTAAAAGATACAGGCAATACATTGATACTTGTTGACAGAATTGAAGCAGGCCAACTACTGCACTTGAAGCTAGAAGAACTGGGTGTAGCCGAAGAGAATGTGGTATTCGTATCAGGTGGTACTAAGGGTACAACTCGCACAGAACACTATGATGACATTGCCACTGCTACTAACAAAATCATCATTGCTACTTATGGTGTAGCCGCAGTTGGTATTAACATCCCTCGTATCTTTAATGTAATGTTACTTGAACCGGGTAAGAGCTTTGTTCGTGTGATTCAAAGTATTGGTCGTGGCATTCGTAAGGCGGAAGACAAAGACTTTGTTCAGATTTGGGACTTGACAAGTTCATGTAAGTTTGCCAAACGACATTTGACACAGCGCAAATCATTTTACAAAGATGCTAACTACCCGTTCTCGATTGAAAAACTCAAATATAAGTGATATAATACATTATGCGTATATTAACTTTAGAAAATTCCTACTACAACTTAGAAACATTACCGGATGAGATTGATGATCTTAGGTTTGCTATCTTAGACAACTCAAACCCAAGCAATGTAGATTATCATTATATACCATTGATCTTTTTAGAATCGTTCAGTGCGCCGGCCCTAGTACTTAAAGTGGGTGACACTACGATCAAGATGCCAGTTGATTGGCAGATATTGATTGGTGAAAAAGAACACGGTGATTTAGAAATACTACCACTCACTAGTATCAATGATCGAGGCTTCAGCGCATTTGAATTTAATCCATTAACTAGTTTTAGTCCATCGTTTCTTCCAATTGAGATTGTAGATATATATCATGATGTAACTTGGTATGCTCCTCGATTAAAGAATGGTCAGTTTCTATGTGTACCGATTGATGACGGTCCTAAACCAAGATGTGTTTACTTTGTTAAAGAAGTTAGTAGAAACTGCGAAATTGTAGATTACTCACAGGCGTTCTAATGGCAACTAAAAAACCTCAACTTGCAAAAGATGAAAAGTTTGAAAATGTAGATGTGGATTTGTTTGCGGTACTAAACGCATTAGATACCAAAGACTATGGATTCTACGACAGACTTACAGCCGAGCAGAAAAAGAAAATTGTCCCCTTTATGCTGACTCATTGGATGAGTGCAATAAAAGGAAGTGAAGGACTAACTAGATATTATGTTATGAGTGTGAACGAATATGCAAACAAGCATTTGTTCAGTGAGTTCGTACAAAAGCATCCTAAGCTTCAATGGATGATGTTATGCAGTGCAAGCGCAGGTGTAGGTAAACAATTTCATCAATGGATACCTCATATCAGAGAAAAGGTCATCAAGTACAAAGAGGCTGCAACTCTGAAAGAAATCAAAGAGTATTACACAAAGATTTATCCCAAAGCTGATGCCGAAAGCATTAACG